GAAACCTAACGTATCTTGGGTGGTCTAAATGGATGACGGACGATTAAAGGCGATTCTCCAAGGTGAGATTGATAACGCGATAGGTTTCTTGGAGACCGAGACGGTCGAGCAGCGTAAGAATGCGCTTACTGCCTACATGCGTGATCCCTACGGGAACGAGGTAGAGGGTCGCTCTCAGATCGTTACGGGTGAGGTTGCGGAAGCGGTAGACGGGATGCTTCCGCCTCTCATGCGTCTCTTTACTTCTGCTGACCAGATCGGTGTATTCGAGCCTGTAGGCCCAGGCGATGAACCGCTAGCCAAACAAGCCACCGAGTACACAAACTGGGTGCTGATGAAGCAGAACCCAGGCATATCGATCATGCACGACTGGTTCAAGGACGCGATCCTTCAGAAGGTCGGGGTTATCAAAGCATACTGGGATGACTCGATAAGCGTCACTAAAGAGCAGTACGCAAACCTTACCGACGATGAATTAGCTCTCGTCATGTCTGACGGCACGATGGAGATCGCAGCACAAGAGACGGTTGAGCAGGATATTGACGGTCAAGTCATGCGCGTTCATAACGTTGCGCTCATGAAGAAAACAAAGGCTGGAAAGATCAAGATCGAGAATGTGCCTCCCGAAGAGTTCTTGATCTCTAAAGCAGGCAAGACGGTAAGAGATACACCTTTCGTCGCGCACAGAAAACTCATCACAAGGTCTGATTTAGTTGCGATGGGGTTTGATGCAGAGATCGTGATGAATCTGCCTGTCTACAACGATCTTGAGTTTTCTGCTGAGTACATTGCAAGATACAACCGAGACGAGCAGCCTTACATGGAGCCGAGTCTCGATAAGTCCATGCAGACGGTTGAAGTGTTTGAGTGCTACCTAAAGACTGACTACGACGGAGATGGGATTGCAGAACTAAGACGGGTTCACTTTTCGGGGAATGAAATCTTAAGCAATGAAGAAACCGACTATGTGCCGTTTTACACCCTCTGTCCTATTCCGATTCCTCATCGCTTCTTTGGGGATTGCCCTGCTGACCGTACAGTTGATCTCCAGCTTATCAAGACTACTCTAACGAGGCAGATGCTTGATAACCTGTACCTACAGAACAACTCTCGTATGGGAGCAGTTGAGGGTCAGGTCAACCTCGATGATCTCTTAAGCGTTACGCCTGGTGGTGTGGTTAGGATGAAGAATCCTGGCGCACTTGTTCCCATCCAGGTCAATCCTGTTGCTCAACAGGTATTCCCGTTCATGGAGTACCTGGATTCGATCCAGGCCAAGCGTACGGGCGTTACAGAGGCTTCCCAAGGGTTAGACCCCAACATCCTACAGAACGTGACTGCTGCGGCCATAGCAGCCCTTACGCAAGCCTCACAAGGCAAGATTGAGTTAGTCGCTAGGATCTTCAGTGAAACAGGTGTAAAAGACTTATTCAAAGGGTTATTACATCTTCTATGCAAGTACCAGGACAAAGCAATCATCATTCGGATGCGCGGCCAGTATGTTCAGTACGACCCGCGAGAGTGGTCGAACCAGTACGATTGCACAGTGAATGTCGGACTTGGTACGGGGAACATCGAGCAAAAGATGGCGATGCTCTCAATGGTTCTTGCAAAGCAAGAGCAGATCATTCAAGCGTACGGCCCAAACAATCCTTTAGTGTCTGTCTCGCAATATCGTGCGACGCTCGGAAAGTTGATTGAGGCAGCAGGCTTTGCAGACTCGGCTGAGTTCTTCAAGCAAGTGACACCAGAGGTTGATGCTGCACTTGCACAGCCTCAGCAACAAGGCCCAGATCCTGCCGTACAAATGATGATGGCACAGGCTCAAGCGGATATTGAGATCAAGCGTCAAAAGGCTATGGCCGACATTCAACTCGCAAGAGAGAAAGCTCTAGCCGAGCTAGAACTCAAGCGTATGGAGTTTGAGGCAGAAGCGCAGATGAAGGCTATGAAAGTCGGCGCAGGCATTACGTCTAACATTGAGATACCAGGATAGATCATGGCACTTCCCGCACTACCTTCTGGCTGGACAAGCTACACGCCACAGCAAAAGATCTCGTGGTTTAACTCAAACGGAACGACGATTGAGGAACTAGTTGGCGCGGGTGTGCCGGAGTCAGACATCACTTGGATGCTCAGTAACGGTTACAACCCTCCTGCTCCAGTGGTTCAACAACCTATCCAACAAGAGCCGGTTTACACGCAACCAGAACCTGTTTATCAGGAACCTGTTTACCAAGAACCAGTCTATCAAGAGCCTGTGTATACACCGCCTGTATACACGCCTCCTCCTGCGCCAACTTACAACATTTTTGGATTGCAGTGGAACTCTGCTGCGCCTCTGTCTACCAAGCAGGGTTACGTTCAGACGCTTTTGCAGGCCGGTATAACTGGCGACCAGATCAAGGCAAAGATTGCTGAGTTAGACCCTGCTAATGCTAACCAAGCGGCATATGACTTATTGGGTATACCCTCTGCGCCTCCTCCTGCAACCACAACGAGTACAACAAACACGACTAACACGACCGGCTTGCTCGGCGGTAATACAACCGTTCCAACAACGACAGTAACTCCGCCAACGACAACCGTAGTCGAGCAGCCAAGGAATACATCTCAAGACGCAGTTACATTGATGGCAGCGCAGTTAGGTCTTGGATTGCCTAACGAGTGGCAGTATTACACCCCGCAAGACAAAGTTAACTGGTTCAACGCTAACAAGGTTACTGAGCAAACGCTTAGGGATTACAAGGTTCCTGAGTCAGATATAAGCTACGCAAAGACGCTTGGGCTAGGAACAACAACCGCGCCACCTCCATCTTGGGATTTGCCAACAGGGATGACGCTTCCAAGTGGTTGGTCTACGTTCACAGGCCAACAAAAGGTTGATTGGTACAACCAGAACAAAGTCACAGCAGACATGCTGCGAGCAATGGGAGTGCCAGAGACTGATGTGCAAAGTGCTATTACTCTCGGTTTAGGGAAAACAACTGCTCCAACTGGCACGACTCAGCCTCCTGCTGGTACGACTCAACCTCCGCGTACGTTCAACCCTGCGGACTACATGCCACCAACGTTTAACCTGCCTGCAACCAACTTTGTTCCTTTTGCTACAGGTGGTGGACAGACAAGTCTTGCTGCGCCAACTACAGGGTTCTTTTACAAGACAACACCTACAGAACAGGTTCCTTATCAGTTCCAGTCTGGTGCTGCTGGCTACACAAACCTTCGTCCAATGACGCTAGAGTTTGGTATCCCGCAGGCTGTGTCTCAGGTTCAACAGTTTCAGCCTGGTTACTTCAACCAAGCAGGGATTCTCCAGAATTACGACTGGGCTAAAACCAACACGCAGTTAGCGCAACAAGCCGCACAGCAGGCTCAACAACAAGCCGCGCAAGATGCCAACGTATCCCAAGGTGGAGCGATGGGCGGCAAGATCGTAGGTTTTACAGACTACGAAGAAAAGCCAGAAGGCGAGGTTGGCTACGAGAAAGGCGGAAAGATTCGCTCGTTACTTGGGCCTAATCCAGACGGGCCAGACGAGGGTTATGCAAAGCTACAGCGCGGTGAATATGTCATTCGTAGGAAAGCAGTAAACAAGTACGGTGAGGACTTCTTAGAAGCCCTAAACGAAGCAAGAATGCCTAAAGAGAAACTAAAGAGCCTGCTATGACGCAACGATGGGAACGAGCAAAAGCATTACTTGGTGATGAGTTTCTTACGGAAATCTTCGATGAGTTGGAAAAAGACAACATCGAGCGTATTATAAATAGTCATCAGGACGACATTGAGCTTCGTGAGGAATCATATCTCATGATTAGCGCAGTGCGTCGTGTGAAAGCGCGTCTTGAGTCCGTTGCCGCCGAAGGCGAGATGAACAAGAGACGATTCAAACTTTTTAAGTAGAGGTTAGTGTATGGAAAGCAGCAACCCGCAAGGGACTAGCTTGACAGTGGGACAGGCAGCAGATGCCTTCTTGGGTTTAATGGGTGGCGGCGAACCTCCTCCGGAGCAAGTTCAAGACCAGTCGGAAGAACAAGAGGTTGCGGCCAGTGAATCCGAATATGAGGAAGCAGTAGAGGAAGTTCAGGAAGAGGAACCGCGCTTTACGGTGAAAGCCGCAGGTGAAGAGCGTGAAGTGACCCTCTCAGAACTTATCGAGGGCTACCAAAAGGGTACGGATTACCATAAAAAGACTAACGCGCTTGCCGAGCAGCGTAAGGCCGTAGAGGCTGAAAAGGCCGCTGTAGAGCAAGCAAAGCAGGCGAGAGACGCATATTCTCAGCGTTTGCAGGCTATGGATCAGTTCCTAAGCCAACAAATGCGTGGTGAGGATATTGAAAGTTTGAAGGAAACCGACCCGATTGCGTATGCAGTCAAGGTCGCAGAGCAGACTAGGCAAAAAGAGCAGATTCAACAGATTCGTGCTGAGCAGCAACGCATTGCAAGAGAGCAACAGGCAGAGCGTGAGGCGCATCTTGAGAAGCACTTAGCCGAAGAAGCGAAAAGGGTAGCCGAGGCGATCCCTGAGTACGCACATCCTGAGAAGGGTGAGAAGGTTCGCTCTGAACTTCGTAGCTTTGCAAAGAGTATTGGTTACTCGGATGCAGAGCTAGCAAATGCAACAGACTCTCGCGCTGTGTTGACGTTGTGGATGGCAAGTCAGTACCAGAAACTGCAAAAGGCAAAGCCTGGTGTAACCAAGAAGGTTGCCGAGGCTCCCAAGATGCTAAAGGCTGGTAATGCCACGGGTAAGACCATAGCAACAGAAGCAGCAAAACAGGACTTTGCGCGACTTAGAAAGACTGGTTCTCGACAAGACGCTGCAAGGGTTTTTGAAAGATTTTTGTAATTAGGAGTTTGAAATGACTGTTCCTTCAGGTACATTCCAGACCTTCACAGCAATCGGTCAGCGTGAAGATCTAACTGATGTTATTTACAACATCAGCCCGACCGAGACACCTATCCTTTCGTCGCTTGCTCGCACCAAAGCAACGGCTGTCTACCACGAGTGGCAGACCGACACGTTGGCAGCAGCAACAACCAAC